GTAAAAATATAACAACCTAATAAAAAAGTTATTGTATTAATATAAATATTATTTATGAAAGCAACAGATATGTTAAACAAAGTAAAAGAACTTGTTGGGGTGGAACTTAAAGAAGAAGTCCAAGAAGTAGAATTAGCACAAGCGACTTTGGAAAACGGTACTGTTATAGAAAGCGAAACTTTTGAAGTCGGAAGTGAAGTTTTTATTGTAACAGACGATGAAAAAGTGGCTTTACCTGTAGGCGAATATACTTTAGAAGATGGAGAACAACTAAAGGTTGAAGAAGAAGGCGTTATTGCTGCAATCGGAAAACAAGAAGAAGAACCAGCGGAAGAAGAAGCGTCAGAGGAATTAGAGGAAGAAAAAGAGGAAATGGGTTACGCAACCAAAGAAGAACTTGCAGAGGTCAAGTCTATGATTGAAGAAATTAAGGCTATGATTAAAGACAAGGAAGAAATGTCGGAAGAAGTAAAAGAAGACAAAGAAGAACTTTCTGAAGTGGAAGAAGTAGAGGAAAAAGTAGAACTTGAAAAAGTTACACATAACCCTGAATCAGAAACACAAAAGGAAGTAAAACTTTTTGGACAAAAAAGACAACCTACAACTATGGATAGAGTCTTTTCAAGAATATCAAATATTAAAAATAAATAAATTTAAAGAAAATGCCAACAACTACAACACAAAACGCAAGTGTAGCTTATAACGGAGAATTTGCAGGGGAATATATTTCTGCTGCTTTACTTTCCGCACCTACACTGGAAAAAGGTGGTATTACCATCAAACCTAACGTAAAGTATCAACACGTTATTAAAACAGTAAGCACCGATGACATCGTCATCGATGCCAGTTGTGATTTTACTGCTACATCTACAATTACTTTGGATGAGAGGACTTTAACTCCCGAGTTTCAACAAGTGAATTTGCAACTATGTAAGTCAGATTTTCAAGACGATTGGGAAGCTATTTCTATGGGATATTCTGCCCACGATAGCCTACCTTCTTCTTTTTCTGATTTCTTGATTGCACACGTTGCTGCTAAAGTAGCACAAAGAACAGAAACATCTATTTGGCAAGGTTCTACTGCTACAAGTGGACAATTTGATGGAATCTCTACTAAAATTGCTTTAGATGCTAACTTACCTACTGCTAACGAAATTGCAGGTACTACAGTTACTGCTGCTAACGTAATTGACGAACTTGGTTCTATCGTAGATGCCATTCCTTCTACCATTTATGGAAAAGAAGATTTACACATTTACGTTTCACAAAACATTGCAAGAGCGTATATAAGAAGTTTGGGTGGATTCGGTTCTATTGCTTCTAACGCAGGTGCAAATGGTGTAGATAATAAAGGTACACTATGGTATGGAATGGGTCAAGATTTAGCATTTGATGGTGTAAAACTATTTGTTGCTAATGGTCTTGCTGACAACACAGCTATCGCTGCTGAAAAAAGCAACCTTTACTTTGGTACTGGTCTTTTATCAGATACTCAAGAGGTAAAAGTATTGGATATGGCTGACCTTGATGGTTCTCAAAATGTAAGAGTTGTAATGAGATTTACTGCTGGGGTTGAGTATGGAATTGTTGATGACATCGTAACATACGGTATCGCTAACGCTGCCAACTAAGAATTAGATTAACTAACAATAAGGGGTAGGTGGTTTTATATCTGCCTACCCTTTTTTAATATTAAAAATATGGCTTGTGATTTAACAAAAGGCAGAAAGGAACCCTGTAAAGATGTAGTGGGTGGTATTAAATCGGTCTATTTTATAGACTATGGAGATACTACCGTTGCATACGATACTACCAATACAGACGTGGTAGATGACTTGGGTACTGTTACTGCTTACAAATACGAACTAAAAGGAAATAGTAGTTTTGAACAAACTATTACTTCTTCAAGAGAAAACGGAACTACTTTCTTTGAGCAAACTCTAAACCTTACGCTTAAAAAACTATCTTTAGAGGACAACAAAGAATTGAAACTATTATCTTATGGCAGACCACACGTAGTAGTACACGACTACAATGGAAACGCTTTTTTAATGGGTAACGAACACGGTGCAGAGGTTACAGGTGGAACTATTGTAACAGGTGCAGCTATGGGAGATTTAAGTGGATATACACTAACACTATCCGCACAAGAACAAGTACCTGCTAACTTTTTGGAAGGTGCTACAGAAGCTGACCCATTTGCAGGATTAACTGGAACTGTAACGGTAACAGAAGGAACTAACTCGTAATTAGTAATGTTTAGTAATGAAGAGGGGTGGCAATAGCTACCCTTTTTTTTTGCTTTATAAATAACAAAATTTAAGTTTTTTTATTGTATATATATGATAGTATTACAAGAAAGTGCATCAGCGCAGAACTTAGATTTTATACCAAGAAGTTTTACAAGTGGTAACACTTATAATGTTACAATAGTAAACGAACAGACCAATACAGAGGTTTACAATCAAGACGTTACTTCTATTACTGAAAATTTATATTACAATAGGCTAAACGCTATTTTTAATGTAAAACAGGACAACTTTTATATGGTTACCGTAAAAGCAGGAAGTGATGTAGTTTTTAAAGACAAAATATTTTGCACTAACCAAACAATCAGCAACTTTACAGTTAATGATAGCCAATACACACAGCAAGATACTACTAATGAATTTATATTTATATAATGGATAACTTACATATAGTTAATTTATCGTCATACAACAGACCTAAAATCAAAGAAGATAAAAAGAGGGATTGGGTTGAGTATGGAGATGACAATGATTTTTACACTTACCTAATAGACCTTTATATACAATCTACGACAAACAACGCTATTATTAATGGTGTAAGTCAAATGGTTTATGGTAAAGGTATAGATGCTTTAGATAGCAGCACTAAAACAGAAGAATACGCAGCACTTAGGTCTATATTTCACGATTCTTGTTTAAGAAAAATAACCTTTGACCTAAAACTATTGGGAGAGGCAAGTTTTCAAGTATTATATAAAGATGGTAATGTAGCAAGAGCCGAACACTTCCCAAGACAAACACTAAGGGCTGAAAAATGCAACGATAACGGAGACATAGAAGCGTTTTATTATCATAATGATTGGTCGAAAATAAAACCAAGTGATAAACCTAAAAGAATAGCAGCATTTGGCTTTGGTAATGGTACAGAACCTGAAATTAAAATAGTTAAAAGGTATTTATCAGGATATGACTACTACTGTCCTCCTGATTATATGGGTGGTATTGCTTATGGAGAACTTGAAAGCGAAGTAGCCGATTATCTTATAAACGATGTACAAAACGGATTTAGCGGAACTAAAGTAGTAAACTTTAACAACGGGATTCCTGATAGAGACAAACAGCTACAAATTAAGTCCGATGTAATGCGTAAGCTAACAGGTGCAAGAGGGGAAAAAGTAATTATAGCTTTTAATAACAATGCAGAAAGCAAAACAACGGTTGACGATATACCTTTAAACGATGCACCACAACATTATGAGTACCTTTCTACTGAATGCGTAAACAAGTTAATGGTAGCGCATAGGATTACATCACCTTTGCTTTTAGGTATTAGAGATGGAAACAATGGACTTGGTAATAATGCAGACGAAATAAAAACCGCATCACTATTATTCCACAACACAACCATAAAGCCTTACCAAGATTTAATCACAGAGGCAATGGATGACATTTTAGCGGTAAATGGTATTAGCCTTAAATTGTATTTTAAGACCCTACAACCGCTTGAATTTATCGAAACGGACAATGCAATCACTAACGAAGCAAGAGAGGAAGAAACAGGCGTTAAATTAAGCACAGACACCTTCGATGACGATAAGATGTTTGACTTACTTGATGAGTTTGGCGAAGATGAGAACTTAGACGATTGGGAACTTGTTGACGAAAGGGAAGTGGATTACGACCAAGAAGAAGCCTTAGATAAAATGATAGGTTTAGCAAGTACAGGAAGTGCAAGACCTAAAGCAGGAAGCGAACAAGATGGAGAAAACGAAGAAGGTTTACAGTTTAAAGTAAGATACCAATACGCACCACTAAAAACACAAGCTAATAGTAGGGAGTTTTGCAAGAAAATGGTATCAGCTAAAAAGATATACCGCAAAGAGGATATTATGCAAATGAGCCAAAGGGCTGTAAATGCAGGATGGGGTCTTAATGGTGCTGACACCTACGATATATGGCTATATAAAGGCGGTGGTGCTTGTCATCATTTTTGGATGCGTAAAACATATAAGGCAAAAAAAGAAGGTGTTAAACCTGACGTAGGAAACCCAAACGCAGAAGTAAGTGTAAACCAAGCTAAAAAGGATGGTTTTAAACCTGAAACAAACGACAAAAAAGTGGCTATGCGACCAAAGGATATGCCAAATCAAGGATTTGTAAATAAATAAGAAATGGCAGAAGGATTATTTATAACACGTAAGGATTTAATTAAGTTTACTTCTGTAAATGGCAACGTAGATAGTGATAAGTTTTTGCAGTACATAAAGATTGCACAAGACATACACATTAAAAACTACTTGGGTACAGATTTATACAACAAGATACAAAACGACATAGAATCCAGTACACTTACAGGCGATTATTTAACACTTGTAACGGACTATATAAAGCCTATGTTAGTGCATTGGGCTATGGTTGAGTATTTACCTTTTGCAGCTTATTCTATTGCAAATAAAGGCGTGTTTAAACATAGTAGCGAAAATGCTTCTAATGTAGAAAAAGAAGAAATAGACTTTCTAATAGAAAAAGAAAGAAACATAGCGCAGTATTATACTGATAGATTTATAGATTATATGTCATTTAATGCAAGTGGTACTTTTCCTGAATATTACACCAATAGCAATGATGACGTTTACCCTGATAAAAACGCAAATTTCGAAGGATGGGTTTTGTAAGAAACGATTATAAGCCTAAACAACACAACATAGAAAGGCTAAAAGAATATCTTAAAAAAACATATATAACAAAAACCGAAAAAAAGTATTGATATAATATGGCAAATACAATAGATTGGGGTAAGATATATTGCTTTACAGAGTTTGGCGTAGAAGATTTTACTGTAGCCGAATCGATACCTGCTTTTTCTGCTCCTGATTGTTTTTTAGATAGCATTGTAGGAAACCAAACGGAAACATTAGCACTAACAATAGATGACACTTTACTATATAGTATTGACAGAACAGATATAACAGCAGATTTAACATTAATAACATTATACACTTAAAATATGGCAAGAGCAACAATTAACGTGGGTACTGCAAACGCAGGAGATGGAGAACCACTAAGAAATGCCTTTGTGAAAGTAAACAATATGACTGCCGACATTTATGGTCAAAGCGGTTCAGGAGACAGTTTAAGAGGTTCTTCTGCACTTACAGCAGCCGCGGATGTAGATGTAGATTTTGATACAGCAGCAGTATTTACAATGACTTCGAGCATTGCAGTAGATTTGAACTTTACTAACGCTTCTATAGGCGATGTAAAAGATATTATTGTAACGGATTCAGGAGGCACTTCTTCTTTGACCTTTGACACAGCTACAAACACAATTACAACCATATCAGGAGAATATAGTGCTACATCAGGAGCAGTAAACTTTATACAGGTAGTTTGCACCGCAGCCAACACATTTTTCCTATCAATTTCACAAAGTATCTAAATATGAAAGCAGCAGTAGAAAACGGGAAAATAGTATTAACATACAAAACCTTACCTAACAAACTAAAAATAGGAGATAAGTATATAGCAGGAGGTGCAAGAAACCTATCAGACGAAGAACTAAAAGATTTAGGTATTTATGATGTTGTAAAACCAAGCTACGACCCACAAACACAAACAAAAGGTGGTTTATACTTTGATTCAGAAAATGAAATAGTTACCTATGACGTTACCGATATAGATTTTAGTCAAGATGTAGATATTATTGGAGAAGATGGCGAACCAACAGGGGAAACCGAAAAAAGATATAAAATAGCAGACATTAAAGCCAGTAAGATTGCAGAGATTAAGTCTAAGGCGGGTAAGATGTTAGAGCCTACAGATTGGCAAGTTATTAGAAAGGTAGAAAGGGATATAGACATAGATACAGAAGTTGCAACAGAAAGAGCAGGAATACTTACAGAAGCCGACAGATTAGAAGCCGAAGTAAATGCTAAAAAGTCTTATAGGACTGTTTTGCAATACAAGGTACAGTTTTTCCCATCTGATGAAATAGAATAATATGGCTTTAGGCAAAAGACTAATAAATACAGGTGCAGCAGCAGCAGCTTGTCTAACTGAAACAACAGACATTTTTGGCGATTCAAGTGGTGTTGCATTATATTCTTTGGATTACGATGCCAGTGATGAAAGTGGTACTTACGATGGCACACCTACTGACGTTGATTTCGGAGTAGACGGGCAAATAAACTATGGTGCAAGGTTTAATGGGAGTAGTAGTAAGATAACAACGTCTGCTATAGCTGGACTATCAAGCGTTAGTGTGTCTATTTGGTTAAAGTCATCAAATTCAACTTCCACAGAAAGAAGAGGTATTATAGAGATAAATTCAGGTACTGCTCAAGGGATAGCGGGAACATTGATGGTGCTTTACAAATTCTCAAATGGAGAGATATTAGTTAGAAGTGGTAATGCAAGTTCAAGTGAAACGAATATATTAACACATACGGACACTTCTTTAAGGGATGGAAATTGGCATAATTTAATAGTAACAAGAAATGAATCAACAGGAGTTACCACCTTATATATTGATGGAAGTCAAGTAGACCAAGAAACAGTTTCCAACACAAGCACAGTGGGACAGGCGAGTATTATTGGGGATAGATACACAACATCATCAGGAAATTTTAATTGGGATGGCGATATAGACCAAGTAAGAATATTCTCTGAAGCGTTAGATTCCACACAAGTAACACAACTTTACAATGAGACCGCTTGTGTATATACTTGTACTACTGATACAGTAGATTACCCTACAACCAATGTAGCTTATTACAAATTGGACAATTCAGCAGAGGATGAAACAGGAAGCTATGATGGTACTGAATCAAACATTGAGTACAGATTTGGCAGGTTTGGTCAAGCTGGATTGTTTAATGGCACAAATAGTTATATATACGCATCAAATTCTGTACAACAACCAACAACAAATTTTAGCGTATCAGTTTGGGTTTTATTTCATCAAATTAAATCTTCATCAGTTGGTGTAATTGGTAACTTTAAGACAGGAGTTACACCACAAATAGGTTGGGCAATAGCCCATCAAAATGGAACACCTTTGCAATTTTGGGCAGATGGTACTGCTAATTCAAATGGCGGAATGGTGCAATCAACTTCATCTATACCAACAAACGAGTGGATTCACGTTGTTGGAACTTATGATGGTTCAAATGTTAAGATATATATAAACGGAGATTTAGAAAATACAAAATCTTACACACAAACTCCAGCTACAACAGACCAACCTTTGGTGATTGGAAGGTGGTATGGAAATTTTGATGATTTATATACTGATGGTCAAATTGACCAAGCTCGCATCTTTTCATCTGCCCTTACAGATAGCCAAGTAACCGAACTTTACGAAGAGAAACCTTGTGAAGATACATCTAACTTTAAGACTGTGTTATATGAGGGTACAAGTGCAAACCAATATATTTCGCAGGTAGGTTTTGATTTAGATGTTGATAATGGTGGCGACGGTGGATTTGTTTGGATAAAAGGAAGAAGTTTAGCAAGTAATCACGCATTGTTTGATACTGTTAGAGGTGCTCAAAAAAGATTGGAATCAGACACAACAACTGCTGAAAATTCAAATTATACGCAATTTAGTTCTTTTGATGCTAACGGGTTTACTTTAGGTAATCAAGCCGCAGTTAATAGTTCAGGCGATGACTATGTTTCGTGGGTATGGAAAGGCGGTGGCGATGCGGTGTCAAACACATATGGAAGTATAACAAGCCAAGTAAGTGCCAATACAGATGCAGGGTTTAGTATTGTGAAGTGGACAGGAGATGCAACTTCTAACCCAACAGTCGGACACGGATTAAATCAAGAGCCTGATTTATATATCGTAAAAGAACTTGATAATGGAACTGTTAGTTGGTTAGTGGGTGGTAATAGCACTTTATTTCCTGAAACAGCCACAACTGCAAGTTTTTTAAGGATAAACACAACTGATGATATTGACCAAACAGGAATAGATACATTTGGTAATAGTGGACAGAATCTAATTAAAGTAGGAGCAAGAACTAACAATGGAGAAGATTCAATCGCCTATTGCTTCCACAGCGTATCGGGTTATAGTAAGATAGGGAGTTATGCAGGGAATAGTTCTACTAATAAAATTACATTAGATTTTGCACCAAGTTGGGTAATGATAAAATTGTATGATGTAGCAGGGGGTAATTGGTTTATATACGATAACAAAAGAAACCCAACAAATTCTGCCGATTTACAACTTGAAGCTGATACAAACGCAATAGATACCGACCACGGAACTGGGTATGAATTAGACTTTTTGTCTGATGGTTTTGAATTACAAGGTGCAGGCGGTGCGGTAAATTTCAGTGGAAGAAATTATTTATATATGGCATTTAAATAAAATAAGAAATATTATATTTTCACAATTAGTGGAAAATGAAAATAAGATGGAAGATTTGAAGATATTTGGAGTTTACGGATTGAATTTAGGAGCATTGGCATTTAGTTTTAGCGAGATAAACCCTTTCGTACAATTCCTTGTATTGGTCTCTACTTTCACATTTACAGTTATACAAATCTATAAAGCCCTAAAAAAATAGTATGTTTTTCGGATTATCATTTAAACAAAATCAAATACAAGGTATCAGAATGAATCGTATTAAAGAGAGGTTCGCTTCTTTATACCGACCAATATCTAAACCCTACGATAAATAAGATGGCTGAAATTGATATAGATGGAGATGGCAAAGGAGACATCAACATAGACCTAAAAACCTTAATAGGCATAGGTATGGGGTTGTTTTCTATTGCAGGAGTATATTTTACATTACTATCACAAATACAGGCTTTAGAAGTCTCTGTAATGCGTATGGAAGCAGAGCAGAAGATGAATACCGAATTTAGGATTAAGTGGCCGAGAGGAGAGATGGGAGCATTGCCTGATGACGCCGAACAAAATCTAAGGTTGATATATATAGAAAAAACAATAGAAAAACACAACTTACAAGTTGATGACCTAAAGTTAAAAGTAAAATCGTTAGAAGATTGCCAATAATATGGATTTAAAATATTTTAGTTTAGATGAATTTGACTCGCCAGACCTTCCTAATAGTGGGGTTAATATGGATAGTAATTTTCTTGCAATGCTTGACAATGCTCGTGATATCGCACAAATACCATTCAAAATCAATAGTGGCTACAGAACTAAAGAAAGGAATGAACTGGCTAAGGGGAAAAAAGATTCCAGCCACCTTATTGGAAAAGCAGCGGATATATCCGTTAGTGGTTCGAGAGAGAGATGGACTATTATTGACTCCCTTATTAAAGCGGGATTTAACAGGATTGGTATTGCCAAAACCTTTATACACGTCGATTCAGACGAAAACAAATCCCCAAACGTCATTTGGACATACTAATACAGTAGGAAGTACACTATGGTTAAATTTTTATTAGGACTTTTAAGGGGTGGTAACGGAAATAAGTCAGTTGCAGGTAATTTAGCTTGGGAAATAAGAGAAGCTATAAAGGGTAAAGAATTAGACCCTAAAGAATTAATTGAATTACAAACTAAAATTAATGAAGCAGAGGCACAACATCGCAGTTTATTTGTTGCTGGTTGGAGACCTGCTATTGGTTGGGTTTGTGGTTTGGCTTTTGCTTACCACTATGTCGCTTTCCCTATTATTAGAACTATATATCCTAACATCGTATTCCCCATATTAGATACTGAACCTTTGTTTACTGTACTTTTAGGTATGCTTGGATTAGGAGGTTTAAGAACTTATGAGAAATTAAAAGGTAAGACAGGATAATGGCTAAACAAACAACAACTAACTACTACAAGAAGCCTAAGAATAAGCGTAAAGGCATCCACGCAAAGTCTAAACAAAGTAGCCTAAAATCAAGTAAACTTTACAAGAAGAAATATAGAGGACAAGGTAAATAATTATCATTAGTTATGCACAACTATTTACTTTGTAAAAAAAAACGTTTACCTTTGGTGGGTAAGTGGGATATAAATATTAACACTTAAATACTTTATTACTATGTCAGAAGATATTACTATAAAACAACTTGCAGAAAAAATTGCAAAAGATTTTGCATTATCAATTAAAGAAAGAACAGATTTATTACTTGAATTAGATGCAAACCAATATACAAATCTTGGTATAGATAGTCTTATAAGTGAGAAAAAAAAAGTTAAATCAGATAGTAAATACATATACAAGCAGATAAAGGGTATAGATGAATCCACTGGTAAACTATTAATTAACCATCTTGATGCGTAAAACTATGCCTAAGACTGCTAAAAAACCTACTCGAAGTAAATTAGTTAAAAAACTTGATGTAGTATTTAGTAAATGGGTTAGATTAAGTAATGCAGATAGTAGAGGTATGTGTACTTGTGTTACTTGCAATAAGCAATACCATTGGAAAAACATACAAGCAGGACACTTTATGAGTAGAACACATTATTCTACAAGATGGGATGAGCGAAACGTTAAACCTCAATGTGTAGGTTGCAATATGTTTAAAAGTGGTCAGCAATATAAATATTCTATTTTTCTTGGTTCGGAACTTGCAAATGAATTATATTTACAAAGTAAAGAACTTGTAAAGTTTAGTATTCAGGATTTGCAGGATATGATTGAAGATTATTCTGATAGACTTAACAGACTTATTTAGTTTTTGTTTTTACGTTTATTGTTTTATTAGGGCAGCTTAATTGTTGCCCTTTTTTTTTGTTTAAAATTTTTTTTGTATATTAGCACTATGGAACAATTTACAAAAGCAGAACTCTATGGCAAGGTCTTAGAACTGCAAGACGAAAACGAGAAGATTAAAAAACAGTTAAACATTCAAAATGGTATTTACTATGGACAAAACACAACTGTACATCATTAGACAGAGTTCTTTAAATAGAGCAACAGACCTTTATAGTAAACAAGGGTCTTGGGACGAACAACAAATCATAGATACTGCAAAGATATTTGAGCAGTATGTGATTGGAGAAGATTCGCAACAAGGTAACGGATTACCTCCACTACCTAAAAAGGACGAAGCAACTAAAAGCTGGTTAAACTTAAACACACCTGATTATAATGCTGCAATAGAATTAATTAAAAAAGGTTATACTATTCAGAATTTAAGAAACCAGTATAAGATTAGTAAAAAAGTAGAGAACGAATTAAATAAGATATAATGAATACAAAATCAGTAGCTATCATACAGGGTAGCATTAACCTATCACAGATAGACAAAACACAGATAGTAAACGGTAAAAAGGGTCAATACCTTAATATTACTTTGTTTGTAAATGAAGAATCAAACTATGGTAATAATGTAGCTATTTCTCAAACGCAAACTAAAGAACAAAGTGAGGCGAAGGAAAGAAAAAATTACATAGGTAACGGTGGTGTAAAGTGGATTAGTAAAGAAGGTACACTTAAATTAGCCGAAAGAACGGAAGTTACAAACGGTCAGCAAAACCCACAAAGAGAAGTTAATGTAGATTTACCATTTTAATTATTAGGGGGTGTAACAGCCCCCTTTTTTTATGCCTTTAAAGAAACTCAAAGCAGGACAAAAGATGCCTAAAGATTTTTGGAATTACAATGTAAATCCTATATTAGGCTATGAATACGAAGGAGAACAAAGGAACACTAAAAAAGAAAAACTTAAATATGGATTAGATATAAACCAAACAAGATGATAACGCAAAGCAATAAAATAAAAAACAAAATACTTGATATTAAGTTTGGAAGGGTTAAAGAAGGCTTAGGAATAGGCATCCCTGAAATAGACGAATACATAAGATATAAACAAGGAAACTTTAATTTACTTATAGGACACGCAAACGTAGGTAAAACTACCGTTATATGCTACTTGCTTACTTTGTATGCTATTAAACACAATCTAAAGTTTTTAATATGGTCAAGTGAAAACACACCACAATCAATAGTAAGAAAAATTATAGAGTTTAAAATGGGTACACCTATACATACAGCATCCGAAAAAGACATAGCGGAAGCTATAGTTTGGTGTGATAAGCATTTTAAAATTATAGACGTAGAAGATTTATATACTTATAAGGATTTACTAAAAGAGGCTACCGCAGTAAAAGATGCTTGGGGTTACGATGGGTTATTAATAGACCCTTATAATAGTTTAGCTAAAGACCATCAATTACTAAGAGCAGTAGGAAGCCACGAATACGACTACCAAGTGAGTAGCGAATTTAGATTATTTGCTAAAAAGAAAAATGTAACGGTATTTTTAAATGCTCACGGTGTAACGGAGGCATTGAGGCGTACACACTCAAAAGGACACGAATACGAAAACCTGCCTATGCCATTAGGGTTAGCTGGTGTAGAAGGAGGGGGTAAGTGGGGAAACCGTGCTGATGACGTGCTTTGTATTCATAGGTACACATCACATCCTAACGAGTGGATGTATTCGCACTTGCACGTATTAAAGGTTAAAGAAAACGAAACAGGTGGAAGGTGTACGCCATTTGAACAGCCTATAAGTTTACGGATGTCAATTAACAATGTAGGATTTGAATTTATGGGAAAAGATATTTTACACGAAAAACAATTAGAAACAATTACTTTTTAATGGATGCAAATTTATTTTTAAATAGTCCTATTGTAGCGATATTTATGACTCTATGTTTTATAGGTGTTGTATTTCTTGCAATAGGATTTAGAGTAGGTGCTGAAATAATTATAAGCCCTTTAAAGGGTTTTGTGGTCGGTGCTATAGTAAATGATGACACATTCATAGAGGACAATAAACAAATAACTGAATACACTTTACAATGTTTAATTGGTATAATTAGCATCAATGTTGTATGGGAAGTGAATGGCTAAGTAAAGTAGCCGAAAGACATAAAGAGTGGTTAAGCATTGTACATTCCTTTGGGGAGTATGACTATGCAGAAGATATTGTACAGGAGGCTTATTTAGTTTTGTATAAGTATGCAAGTGAAGAAAAAATTATTGAAAACGGTGTTGTCAGTCGTGGTTATATGTATTTTACCATTCGGACTACTTTTCTACAGTATATTAATGCTAAGAACAAAGTGGAAAAAATTAGACTTGACGATGAAGAAAATTACACGCAAATTCCATACGATTCACAAATGGATGAAGAAGTAGGATATAATAAAATAAGAGAACTAATAGACAATCACATAAAGGGTTGGAGATGGTACGATAGAACTTTATTTACTTTGTATCGAGACACCGATATGTCAATAAGAAAAATAGCAGAAGAAACAAATATAAGTTGGGTAAGCATATTTAATACTCTTAAAAAATGCAAAGAAGAACTAAGACTAATATTTGGAGAAGATTTTTTAGATTATAAACACGAAGATTATGAGCGAATTACCACCAAAAGACAAGAGGACTAAAGCCTATAAAGAATGGGCAGAAAAACACGCTAAGTCCAGCGAAGGTTTAGGCGATACAGTAGAGAAGATTACAACCGCAACAGGAATAAAGAAAGCGGTTAAATGGTTATCGGGAGACGATTGTGGCTGTGATGAACGTAAGGAGAAACTAAACGAGATGTTTAAGTACCAAAAGCCCGAATGTTTTAAAGAAGATGAATTTAATTACTTGCAGGAAAAGTTTGAGAATCGCAAGAATACTGTAAATTCAGGAGAGCAACAAAGAATGCTACAAATATACAACAGGGTATTTAACGAAAATGTTTCCCCTACTAATTGCAGCCCTTGTTTTAAAAAGGGTGTTTACGATAAGTTAGAAAAACTTTACAAAGAATATTTGTGAAAAACTGGGATGAATTAGATTTATTCAACTACCTTTTAAATTGCTGTTATCCTGATTTAGTAAAAGCGAGGAAACAAATGAGCAGATGGGACTGCTACTCGCCAAACACATCACATAGAATCGAGTTAAAATGTAGGGGTAAGCATTACGATACTTTACTTATAGAAAAGAAAAAGTACGATGCAATGATGGAAAAAGCAATAGACAATTATGATATACCTATATATATAAATTCTACACCTAACGGAGTTTATAGATTTAATCTTAATATTGTAAAACCAAAATGGGAAATACAATATCATAACAAAACAACAAACTTTAACGAAAGACAAAAGATAGAAAAGGAGGTGGCAATGTTACCTATAATAGATGCCGAGATACTATGAACAAAAAAACACATAACTTAAAACACATTAACTACTTAGCCAACTTTGAAATTATTGCGAACACCTTTTTGGAGTGGCAAGAAAAGAAGCCAACCGATACAGTAGATAAGTTAATGGGTAGCCTTATAGATATAAACTACTATATTACTGAAATATATTCGAACGAACTTTACCACAATGAAAGTTTAGAGGAATATAGGCATAGTAAATTACGAGCAATAGAAAGAGCGCAGAAAGCCGAAAAGAAGGTAGATGAACTTGAGGAGCAAATACAAAAACTAAAAAAAGAAAAAGAATTAGGATTATGAGCGATAGTATAAAAAAATACTTTGAAATGCAGACCGATGGTATAGTAGAAGATGTTAAATACATAATGGACAAGCGTAGCGAGAAAGGACAAAAGGAATACGGAACTACCTTAGAAGATAACCCTGATGGGTTTTACAAATTTCTTGATGAATTACAGATGGAACTACTTGATGCTGCGCTTTACATACAAAAGATAAAAAAACTTAACAAATAGTTTGTTAATTAAAAAACAATAACTATCTTCGTTAAAAACAATATTATGTATAGTTACGAAGAATTATTTTACAGAAGTTACACGACACAAGAACTGATTAATCTAAGCAAGGATTTAAACCAGTTGGATTCCTTTAGAGCAAGATGTGAAAAGGAACTACTACGCAGACAAGAAGAAGAAAACGATATACTTGGAATATGATAACATTATTAAACGGAGAGGCTTGGGGTAAGGATGAGATTCTTACACAAATGGTATTAGATGAGTTTTACTACGGACACTTAGGCAAACACGCATTAAGTAGCAGTAGTCTAAAAACATTACTTAAAAGTCCAAAGACGTACAGAAATACTATTAAGTACGGTAGTGATTCCGATAGTCCTGCACTAAGGGCTGGAAAGCTATTGCATTGGATGGTATTGGAGCCACACAAAATAGATAAATTACATTTTGTAGATGTGTCCTCAAAAAACACAAAGGTTTACAAAGAGGCACTTAGTCAACACGAAGAAGTATATTTAGAAAAAGAAAAGAAGGATGCGGAAAGGCTAACAGATGCTTTACTAAGAAACGAAGAAGCGTTACGACTAATTAACAAATCAGAGTTTGAAGTACCTGCAATAGAAATGTTAGATGGTTTTGCAGTAAGAGGCAAGGCAGACATATTAAAAGATGGTCATATTATCGACATCAAAAGTAGTAGTGATTTATCTTCTTTTAGGTATAGTGCAGATAAATATGGTTACGACTTACAGGCATATCTATATACAAGATTATTTAATGTAGATAAAATGACATTCTTAGTCATAGACAAGGGGAGTTGCGATATAGGTGTGTTTGAAGCGAGTGAAGATTTTATAGCAAGAGGCGAGGACAAATACAGACAAGCCATAGACCTATACAATTACTTCTTTGTAGAAGAACACGACTTAGACCAATATGTAATGCGAGGTATATTATGATTAATTTAAAATTGGATAATAATATAATTGAATACAGTAAAACGCTTGTAAAAGAAAATAATTTTGGACAAAGAGGGTATGACGATGGAAACCAAAAAGAGCAATTAGTAGGCATAATATCTGAAAATACTGTAAAACAATATTTAGGATTTAATCTAATTAAACCAAATGGTTATGACGATGGATATGATTTAATTTATAAAGGTATGCTTACGGATATTAAGTCAATGACAAGGAGTGTTTATCCAAAAAAAGATTATGTAAACAATCTGTTTGATGCACAATTAAATCACAAGGCAGAAGCGTTTATATTTTGCTCTTTAAACGTATCTGAAAAAATTTTAACTATCTGTGGATGGATTACAAAAAAAGATTTTAAAAAAAAAGCAGTTTTTTATGCTAAAGGTACAGAAAGAACAAAAGGCAAAAACAAATTTAAATTACGTGCAGATAATTGGGAAATACAAAATATATATCTAAATAAATTTGAATAAAGAAACAATAAGAGAATTTTACTTACTTGCACTAATAGACTTCCAAAACGGTGTAGGTATGGAAGAAATGTATAAAACATTAAAAATGTACGAGGACTTGGAAGATTATGAGGCTTGTGCAGGAATATTAAAAGCAATAAAAGAATACGAATATGACAATAGATAAGATTAAAGAAATAGTAGAAACAGAAACAGGAGTTGATTTAACAAACCCATCAAGAAGGGCTGAACTGGTTTACACAAGAGCATTATACTTTAACCTATGTAGAGAATACACTATGCACCCTTTAGAAGTTATAGGAAACTCGGTAGGCAAACATCACGCAACAGTATTACACGGTATTAAACTATTTAGAGATTGGATAGACCAGCACGAAAGCAAGTATATAGAACTCTATGAGTTATTAGACCGAAAAGTAAAAAAGGCATTTAAAAAAGAAAATGCAAAGTACAGGGGTAGAGATTTCTACAGACATAAATACGCAAAGGCACTTTTAGAACTAAGAGACGTAAACACAAAACATAGAAACCTAAAGAAACTGATAAATGTATAGACCACTACCTAAACAACTAACCATAAAGAAAAGCAAGATAGATGGTCTTGGTGTGTTTGCTACTGAAAAAATAGAAGCAGGATGCGATTTAGGAATAACACACCGTAAGATAGAACCAACAGCATTATACGGAGACGACTTAATTAGAACACCCTTAGGAGGCTTTTTAAACCATAGTGATACTCCTAACTGCTTTATACAAAGAAAGGGCAAGATAGGCACCTTATATACCATTAGACCTATAAAGGCAAACGAAGAACTAACTGTATATTACACTTTGTATGATGTTTGACATTTGGAAGTATGTGGGTTTGTTCTATTTAACAGCTATTGTAGTTTTACTTATAGCATTGTTTTTTAACAAAGACTAAATGATAAAAGTAAATAGTCTTTCAGGTGGTAAAACGTCAAGCTACATAGCAGCAAACTATCCTGCCAATTATGATGTTTTCGCTCTTGTAAGAATAGAACACGAGCCATCTAAATTTCCTGATAAGAAAATAAGGCAAGATGTGGAGGATAGAATACAAGCACCATTTATCGCAACTGCCGAAGATGACACGATTATCTACACTATGTTAGATTTAGAACAATACATAGGCAGAAAGATAACTTGGGTTACAGGGAAAACTTTTGATGAGGTCTTAGATGGTGCTGGTACTTTACCTGACCCATTGAGAAGATATTGTACAACAGAAATGAAAATGCAACCTATGTTTGATTGGTGGAGAAATACAATAAATAAACCTTGTGAATTTAGATTAGGCTTTAGAGCCAATGAGATGTCAAGAGCCAAAAGAACTACAGAAAAAACAAATGCAAACGGATATTTAGAAATGAAAGCTATAGTAGGCAAAAGAAAAACAAGAAATAAATGGGGTTTAATAGAGTGGCAAAAACCAGTTTATCCTTTAATAACAGACAATGTGTATAAAGACAATATAGAGGAATATTGGAAAGATAAACCTGTTAGGTTTGCTTGGATGAATAATTGTGTGGGGTGTTTTCACAAAAACCCATTACTTATTAGAAAGATGTGGGAACAACACAAAAATAAGTTAGACTGGTTTGCTTCTAAAGAAAGAATAAAACACATTAAAGATGTTTGGTATAAAGATAAAAACCTATCTTTTAAAGATATTAAGCAATGGAGTTTACAGTCTGAATTGTTTGAAGACGATTTTAACGAATGTGATTCTGGTTACTGTGGTATTTAACAAAGATTAGTTTTTTTTATTGTATATATGAATAATCAAGTTATATCAAGATGGCACACGGTGGAAAAAGAGACGGTGCAGGTAGAAAGTCTAAGGCAGAAGAAGTAAACCTAATAGAGAAACTTACACCTTTAGAAGATGCAGCTTTTTTAGCACTAAAGGAAGGTGTAGAAAGAGGAGACTTTAAATATGTCCAGTTATTTTACAACTATTACGCAGGTAAACCAAGAGAGACTAAGGACATTACTATTAATGAGGATGTACCTTTGTTTATGGAGGACTAAGGATAACCACAACCTTGTTCTGCATTATTTATGCGAGTAAAGAAAACCATTGCGTTTCATAAGTTAAAGAAACTACAAAGTAGGATTAGAATAGTTAAGGGTGGTACAAGTGCTTCTAAGACAATATCGATACTTTGTTTACTAATAGACTATGCCATAAGAAATGAAGGCAAAGAGATTAGTGTAGTATCTGAAAGCATACCACACCTTCGTAGAGGCGCTTTAAAGGACTTCTTAGGTATTTTAAGAGGTCTTAATAGGTACAAGGATGACCAATACAATAAAAGCACGTTAAAATACACTTTTACAAACGGAAGTTACATAGAGTTTTTCTCGACAGACCAGCCTGATAAACTAAGAGGCGCTCGTAGAACAGACTTATACATTAACGAGTGTAACAACGTACCCTTTGATGCTTACACACAATTATCGGTTAGAACATCGGGTATTATATGGTTAGACTACAACCCATCTAATTTATTTTGGGTAGATAAGGAACTAATAGGAAAGCAAGATACGGACTATATTACCCTTACCTACAAAGACAACGATGCACTACCTGAAACCATAATAAAGGAAATAGAGAAAGCAAGAGATAAAGCAAAGACATCTACATATTGGGCAAACTGGTGGAGGGTTTACGGATTAGGGGAAACAGGTTCTTTAGAGGGTGTATGTATTCCTGATTGGAAAGAGATAGACACAGTACCAAACGAAGCAAGACTACTGGCATACGGAATGGACTTTGGATATACAGACCCTACCACAATAATAGGATTATACAAATGGAACGAAGCCTACATAGCTGATGAAGTATTCTACAAGTCAAATACGGTTCTAAGGGATGTTAGCTTGTTTCTAAGACACAATAATATCAAAGAGAATATAATAGCTGACCAAGCAGAACCCAAGTCCATAGAAACGCTTAGAAGGGATGGTCATAATATCTACCCTTGTACAAAAGGTAGGGATAGTGTAAACTTTGGAATCAACCTAATAAACCAAAACGAAATATATGTTACAAGTAGAAGCAGGAATCTAAAACGAGAACTACAGGGGTATGTATGGGCAAAAGACAAAGATGGTAACACACTACCTAAACCAACAGGCGAACATCCTGACTGCATAGATGCATTTAGATACGTTTTAACAGACACGTTAGATAATGCACATAGAGGACAGTATTTTGTTTATTAAAAAAAAGTTTATATATTAGCATCATAAAACAATAAATATGAAACGATTTAAAAACAGTTACGAATACAAAATGGTTAAACAGATAACCACAGAACAAAACAAAAAGGCTTTAAAAAAAGCATCCATTGATTTTATGCTATTAATTACATCTATGTACTTTGCTATTTACATATTTGTATATCTTGCACAATGGATATGGATTTAAACAATGATTTCTTTAGACCTTGGCTACAAAGACAATGGTGCTGGGATAATGGATATTATGTAGATGTTATACCTGCTAAGAGAGGAGTACAAAAATGCAACTGTAGGTTAAACCTTAGATTGGGTAAGAACATAAAGAAAGGTACGGAAGAATACAAACAAAGTTCATTAGAACTTGAACAAAAAATAAACGAGTTGTACGAATATATGTACAATAACTTTTATAAGGATTAGTTTTTCATTTGGTTAATTATGTTTACACGTGATTGAGGGCAGAGATGCCCTCTTTCTTTTTATACATATTTGTGTTTTTTTTATTGTATTAATATGAAAGTTGATATATATATACCTGAAAAGCTATCTGATATAACATTAGAACAATATCAGAAGTTTACTAAGTTAAATACAGAAGAAAATCAAAACAGTAGTTTCTTGCTCCATAAGATGGTGGAGATATTTTGCAAACTTGATTTAAAGAATATAGCAAGAATCAAATACCAGTATGTAAACAGCATAGTATCTGACCTAAACGAAATATTTAACACAAAGACTAAACTAATACCTACATTCACGTTAAAAGGTGTTAAGTATGGTTTTATACCAAAGTTAGATGACATTACATTAGGAGAGTACATAGACCTCGACAACTACCTATCTGATTGGGACACGATGCACAAAGCTATGGCAGTCCTATACAGACCTATTACACTACAAAAGGGAGATAGATACCAAATAGAAGAATACACCGCAAAGGATGACACAGACAAGTTTAAGGATATGCCTTTAGATGTTGTTATGGGTAGCCTTGTTTTTTTTTGGAGTTTAAGCAGCGAGTTACTTCAAATTACCCTGAAATATTTAGCGAAGGAAATGGGGGAGAATTTGACTACACAGCAACGTCAACTTTTGGGAGAAAGTGGGGATGGTATCAATCAGTCTATGGATTGGCTAAGGGAGATGTTACCAAATTTGATACCATTACGAAACTAAATATGCACAAGTCTTTTATGTACTTAGCCTTTGAAAAAGAAAAAGTAGAGTTAGAAAAAAGTTTAATTAAGAAACGATGAAAGGATTTTACCAAGTAACAGACAAACTAAAAGCACTTCTTAATGCAGAGCCATTTGTAAATACAGTTACCTATGGAAGCATTGACGATGTGGATTTAGATAAGCAGAGTATATTTCCTTTGTCTCATATTATAGTAAATAATGCTTTAGTAGGAACTAAAACGACAACCTTTAATATTTCGGTTCTTGCAATGGACATAGTAGATATATCAAACGATGAGGTTATTGATGTGTTTGTAGGAAACGACAACGAACAGGATGTACTAAACACACAACTTGCATTACTTACAAGAGTAATAAACGAACTACAAAGAGGGGACAGCTACACAGACAAATACCAAGTAGAAGAAAATGTTACTTGTGAACCATTTGTAGATAGGTTTGAAAATAAGTTAGCAGGATGGACTGCAACCTTTAATGTGATAGTAGTAAACGATATGACAATTTGCTAATGACGTTTAAAGAAACAAAACAAGCTTTAGAAGTATTTGCTAATACGGTAATAAAACAATCGAAGGGAAACCTCCGCAGACATCGTAATAACAAATTTATTACAGGCTCATCAAGTGGAGACTTAGAGGGTAGTTTAGGATATGATTTAAAAGTTAATCCTAATAGTTTTTCTTTAGAGTTTTATATGGCTGACTATGGTATATACCAAGATGAAGGTGTAAGGGGTGCAGAGAGTACATATAGACAAAGCCAAAACAGTAGGTTTCAATATAAGAAAATGCCATTAAGTCCACAGGCAAGAAAGTCTTTAGGTAAATGGATTAAACAAAAAGGATTAGAAGGCGATGTCAAAAGTTTAACTTATGTAATAGCAAGAAGCATATACAAAAAGGGATTAAGAGCCAGTATGTTTTTTACTAAGCCTTTTGAAAACGCATTTATAAAACTACCTGATGAATTAATAGAAAGGTTTGCATTAGACATTGACGAATTTATAGAGTTTACAAGATGACAAAAATAAACATTAGAAGTCCATTTTATTTAAGATACGATGAGCCGAATGTACCGAGCGTTGCATTGGATTGTGATTTAGTCAATCTACAAGGTATGACAATAGACCAATTTGGCAACATAACATTACCTACTTTAGACTATGGGGATATTGATAGTTATACTTCTACAGCAGGTGATTTTGCAGATGGGAAATTTGACACCGTTGTATCTGACACAAGCCGAACTATTACTTTTTCTATCCGTATTCCTGAAAACTTTAGCAACGCATCGGACGATATAATAAATTGTGATGCTACATTTACCCAACCTGCTTTTGTTTGTACAGGAGGTGTTACTTTAAATGGAAGCATACCAGGTCAATCTTTAGACACAGGGGGCGATACAGTAGATATAGATTTAACAAGTTATTTTACACAAGGTGTCAACCCTATTGTTGATTATCATATTACAAATAGTTTTCCAACATATATACAGACTTCGATAAATAACGGAATATTGAGTTTGTTTAGTGGAAGTAAAACAGGAACTATAACAATATTTGTAGAAGCCTACGATGGAGACCCTGATACTTGTAGTGCAACACAATCAATACAAACTACAATATCTGCTGCACAAACTTATACTTGTGGCGATGCGTTTCTTACTGGTGGCAGTATATCCAACTTAGGCGTTATTACAAATCCATCTTTAAACGGAACTATAACCGCAATTAAAGATACTTCGGGAGGGACACCGATTACAAGCTACCCTGCAAACAATACAGGAAGTGCAAGAAGCGTTACATTATATTTTGACATAACAGTACCATCAGGTGTAGGATATACAAATGCAGGAGCAACGGTTGAATGTTCTAAAACCTTTACACAATCTTCTACTACCTTACCACAATTTGATTGTGAAGTAGCAGGACTTACAGGACAAGCTATCGCATTAAATGGTGCTGTAAAAATAGGCACAGCTAATAAAGGTACAATATCAAGTTTTACACCTTTAAGCTTTGAGGGTTATTTAAGCACTTCTGTAGAAAGAACTGTTACTTTTAATATTACACCACCTGCAAATGGATATGCTAATAGTGGAGGTTCTGATATTTCTTGTCCTGTAACGATGTTACAACCTGCGGTAGAACTGGCAACAGACGCTGACATCTCTTGGGCTATTCATACTCAATATTATGATTATTTAACAAGAGAACAATACGAAGCTGCTGGTAACACTTGGGTTACTACTTATTCTACTGCAAACAGTGGCAGTTATTATAAAACACAACGAGTATTAGAATGGAATTTAGACTATTGTAAATTTGATAATTCAAGTGCGGGTGTTTTTTTAGTATCAAACAATATATTAGATAACATTAACACAGGAATATCTAACATTGGATTGTTTAATAGTCTTTTTGATGGTCGATTAAAGCAATACGTGTTTAACAATACAGGTGCAGTATATTTAAGATTAAGAGATAGGGTCGGCCCTACTTACGGTAGTTATAAAATATGCCCCCAAGTAATTCAAACTTATCAAACACGACAATATTATATAAGAGTAGAGCCTACACGTATAATATCAGAAATATGGTACGTGAATCACACAGATAAAACCTTTCAAAGATTAGCATAATGCCATTTAAAACAGCAGACTTAAACATATATATTTACACAGGCACAGTAGGGTCTTATACATCTTCTGACCTAAAATATAATATTCAAAAAAGCATCATAGGGAATGATAGCGAAGTAGTTTTTGAAATATCAGAACTTGTAAGGGATTACATAGACCAAACATTTAACGATGACTACCTGTCAAAGTGTGTGTGGGTTACAACCGTTGCAACCCTTATAGATGACCAAGGTGTAATATTTACTTATGGAAGTCCCGAAACGGATAACTATTTAGCGGTAGATGGATATGGATATTTTGAAGATGAAATAAACCCTACCTTAATTGGTAATGCTTTAATGACATCTAACAGTATTTATTTACCCAAAGATACTACAGGAAGGTTGCCGATATATGCAGCGGGTGTAGGTAAGGTTACTATAGATGCATCAGATACAGAGATAACAGACAACGGTAACACAAATCAAAAGTTACAATATATAACTATACCTGCAAACAGTAGCGCGATACAAGTTTACGATACAGACGATACAACACTACTAAGAACCATAAAGGTTTACAATGTATGTGAGCCTAAATTTACTCCTTACAAAGTTACGTTTGTAAATAAATATGGTGCTTACCAAGATTTATATTTCTTTAAAAAATCGACAGAGTCTTTTAATGTAACGGATGAAACCTATAAGCGTAATACGGTTACTGCAAATAGTACGGTAAACTATCCAGTTTACAAGGGACAAAAAGAAAGGTATAATACCAACGCAACAAAAACAATATCATTAAATACAGGGTTTATTAATGAAGATTCTAATTCAGCGATTGAAGAACTATTTTTATCTGATAATGTTTGGATTAGATACGATTCACAGACTTTGCCAATCATACCTAAAACGAAAGCACTAACATTTAAAACAAGCTTAAACGATAGATTAGCTAATTACACAGTAGATTTTGATTTTGCATTTAACAAGATAAACAACGTTCGTTAATGTTAAACTTACAGTTATTTATAGAAGGTCAGGAAGTAGATTTATTTGATGACGAATCGGTTACTCTTACGCAGTCCATTCAGGACGTTATGGATATTGAAAAGGTGTTTACCGATTTCTCACGAACTTTTAATGTACCAGCTTCAAAGACTAATAACAAAATATTTAAACATTTTCACGACCCTAATATAATAGGATTTGATGCACGATATAAAAAGACCGCAGAGTTACATCTAAACTATACGTTATTTAAAAAGGGTAAAATAAAATTAGAAGGTGCAACTAAAAGAGATAACAAAGCACACACTTATAAGCTTACTTTTTTTGGTAGTACAATTACATTAAACGACTTATTAGGAGAAGATAAATTAAATAGTTTATCATATATAAGTGAGTTTTTTTCATTTACCTATAATAACGACAACATTAAGACATATATGTCAGATGGTTTGGATGTAACGGTAGGAGATGAAACGTTTGAAGATGCTATAGTATTTCCGCTTATTACTCACACAAAGAGGCTTATATACAACTCAAATCACACAGCAGATAATGAGAATAGCGATACAACAAATAACATAGCCTATATAAACGACACAAGCTACGGTTTAGAAATATCACAGTTAAAACCTGCAATTAAAGTACACGCTATTATAAGGGCAATAGAACAGAAGTATAATATTAATTTTACTGATGACTTTTTTAGCACTACCAATGATGTTTACAACAAGCTTTATTTGTGGCTACATAACAAAACAGGAGCGTTTGGAACGGGTGAGATACCTGTAGGGTATGCCTCTAACTATGCTATAACTACAAATGATGGATATGTTAGAATTAAGTCAGGAGCATTTGAACTTTATGGCGCACCAGCAAAAGCAATAAACATAGTAGCGGTACCCGACACCGACAACCCTTTTAATGTTGTTATCTACAAAGATGGGTTAGAGTATAGAAGGTGGGATGACGTAGAACTAAACTACACCAACGATACTGAATGGAGTTTAAGAAACCAAAACAATGGAGATATAGAAGGTCAGGTTTTAGGTACTTATCAAATAGCAATAGAAAGCGAAACACCTAATAACTTTGATTTTAGGATTGCTGTAAGAATGAGCAGAGGTCGAGAAACAAGACTAAGTGCAACCGCTTCTGTAGGTACTGACTTAGATGTTATAAGCACCACCTATATGCCTGATATGAAAGTGATAGACTTTCTAACTGGTTTATTTAAAATGTTTAACCTTACTGCATTTGTGAATGATAACGAAGATGTAGTAGTAAAAACATTAGACGATTTCTATGCCGAAAGCACAAACACTTGGGATGTTACACCTTATATTGACAAAGACCAACAAACAGTAAATACTATATTACCTTACAAGCAGTTAGATTTTTCTTATGATGGTACGGATAACTTTTTTGCTAAGTCTCACGAAGAACAATTTAAGGTTAATTGGGGCGAACTAAGATATAATGTATCTGAAAAGTTTGAAGGAAGTGTTTACAAAATAGAGCTACCTTTTGAGCATTTTAAATTTGAAAGACTTTACGATGTAAACGGTGGAACTAAAACAGATATAATGTGGGGTTGGAGTGCTGACATTAAACAAGAGGCAAGTGTGGGGGAACCATTGTTGTTTTATCCTATTTCACAAACATTAAATATGGGGATATTAGACCTAAACGGTGCAGTATCACAAAAAACCTCCGCTTATGTCCCATCTAATTCAGTCAGTTTAACAGATTCTTTTAATATTAACTTTGGTAATGAATATAATGAGTTTGCCGAAGTACCATTTAATAGCACAATATTTGAAACATATTACAAAAACTATGTATCTGAAATATTTGACCCACAAAAAAGAATACTAAAGACTAAAGCGTATTTGCCTTTGTCTATGCTTACAGAGTTTTCACTTGCAGATAAAGTAAGAATATTCAATGATTTGTACAGGATTAATAAAATCACTACAAACTTTGAAAACCTACAATCTGATTTAGAACTAATAAATAGCAAAGACACGTTTGGAGAGCGTATTTCAGTACCAGCAACAATACCAACAAGGTTCACTACAGAGGATAAGTGTTTGACTGTAGATAGTATGACTGATATTTCTGAACTTTACGCTTATACTGCCGACTCTTTCTGTGAGGTAGATGGGTTTACCATAACCTCTACAACGGATTTAATACCTGATGCACTTGACACTTCAAACAATCCTAAATATACGGATGTCAATGAGGCGATAGTAGTAACACCTGCTAAGTTAGCTGATGTTGACCCAATAGAAGTTTATATAAGTGAAATAATATTAGCACATACAATTACAGAATTAGGATTGGTTGGCTCGGTTGCACAAATAGATGAATACGGTTTCTTCTACTCTACAACTTCCAGCGATATAGATTCATTAGATTATTATTTACTAAAAGCAAATTCTAATGTTACTAATATACATTTTGAAACTAACCAATTTAACAAACACACTTCGCCTGATACAGTAAGGGCAGCGGTTTCGGGTCTTTCAAGTGGACAAACAATATACTGGACATTTTACGCAAGGACAAACACAAGTCCATTATATGCGTTTAGAGATGTATTTTCAGACAAAAAATCAAATACTACACTATGATAGAGAATATATTAAACTTATTGGAAATAGCTAAACAGAATAAGCAAACAGGAAAATATACCGCTATAGCATTAGGCAAAAATAAATATCCTGAAAGCGTAAGGGAAGCATATAACATATTTAAAAGAGAGTTATGGCAACAAAACAAGTAGTATTAGAGGTTATAGCCGAAACAGGCGCAACAGAAAAAGATTTAAAAAAAGTTGCTAAAGGTGTTGAACAAGTAAAAGAGGAAGCACAGGAGACATCAAAGGAAACTAAAAAGTTAAGTAGCGACTTTTCAGAAATGGGAGGTCAACTTGATACTGTTACAGGTGGTGCTATTAGTAAGTTTCAAGGTTTAATTGGCACTATTAAAAATACTGCTAAGGGTTTTAGAACACTTAGAGGTGTTATAATATCAACAGGTATTGGTGCATTGGTAGTGGCAATCGCTTCTGTTACAGCTGCTTTTACAGCTTCGGAAGAAGGACAAAATAGATTTAGCAAAATATTAAAACAACTTGGAGTAATTGCTGGAAACGTAGGCGATATATTTTCAAGTTTAGGTACTGTTATATTAGAAACACTTAGCGGTAATTTTAGTGCAGCAGGAGATGCGTTTGACCAACTAAAAGAAAGAATATTTAATTTTGGTGATGAAACACGACAAGAGTTAGAATTAGCAGGAGATTTAGCAGATAAAATAGCTGATGCAAATAAACAAGAGCGTGCTTTATTAGTCGAGAGGGCAAAAGTTAATGTAGAAATTAACAAACTAAAAACAAAAGCAGCAGAGGTTGACAAGTTTACCGCAGAAGAAAGAATAAGGTTTTTAGAACTTGCAGCAGCAAAAGAAGATGAGATTACTAAAAAAGAGGTATCACTTGCAGCACTAAGACGTGATATTAAAATAGAAGAAAATAGTTTAAGTGAATCAACAAAAGAAGATTTAGACGAAGAAGCGCAGTTAGTAGCTAACGTAATTCAGCTGGAAGAACAACGTTTAATCAGAAACAAAGAACTATTAGGTGTTGCTGCGGGATTGCGTAAGGCAGAAGCAGATGCAAAAGCAAACGAAAGGGCAGCGGAATTAGCAGCGATACAAAAGCAAAGCGATGACATAAACCAAATTAAAAAACAAGGCACAGATTTCGAAAAAGGTTTAGTAACAGATTTAAGTGGTTTAAAGAAAGTTGCGTCAGAAGAAGAACAAGCACAGGATGAACTAACTACAAACCAAAAAATGCAATTAACAAGTCAGGCTCTTGGTGGTATTACTGCATTATTAGGAGAAAATAGTGCAGCAGGTAAAGCAGCAGCCATAGCACAGGCAACTATAAACTCTTACTTAGGATTTACGGATGTTTTAAAATCCCCTACTACCATCCCTGAACCATTTGGTTCTATACAAAAAGCTATAAGTGCAGCAAGTATATTAGCTTCGGGTATAGCAACGGTAAAACAAATAGCATCAGTTAAAACACCATCAGGCGGAAGTGGAAGTAGAGGTATTTCTGCACCTTCGACACCAGCAACACCTGCCTTTAATGTAGTAGGAGCAGCACCCGAAAACCAATTAGCAGAAACGATAGGACAACAAGAACAAAAGCCAGTAAAAGCATTTGTAGTCTCGCAAGAGGTTTCATCACAACAAGCATTAGATAGAAATATTGAAAGCAGTGCAGCAATTGGATAAAATAAAACAAAATATAAAAAAATATATTGTATTAATATGAATATCGTAGAACTTGTAATAGACGAAAACGATGACGTTTCAGGAATTGAAGCCATAAGCGTTGTAGAAAGTCCCGCAATAGAAGAAGATTTTATTGCTTTAAAAAATCAAGAGTTTAAACTTGCAGAAGTAGATAAGGAAAAACGTATATTAATGGGTGCAGCTTTAGTGCCTAATAAACCTATTTATAGAAGAAGCGGAGAAGATGAATACTATATTTACTTTTCAAAGGAAACTGTAAGAAAGGCAAGTGAACTTTTTTTTATAAGAGGCAACCAAAACAATTCAACATTAGAACACAATATGCCTTTGACTGGTCTTACTGCGGTTGAAAGTTGGATAGTAGAGGGAGAAAAAGACAAAACAAGACACTACGACTTAGATGTGCCTATTGGTACTTGGATGGTATCTATGAAGGTACACAATGATGACGTATGGAATAACTATGTAAAAACAGGCAAGGTAAAAGGATTTTCTATAGAAGGTTATTTTGCAGACAAGTTAGAAAAACCACAAGACAATTCTATAAAAGACGAACTATCTAATATCGAAGAAGAAGAAGCACAACATATATTAGACCAACTTACAAACTTGTTTGATAACGAGCAGGAACTGGAAAGCTATGCAGACTATCCTGATGCAGTTTCTAATAACGCAAAAAAAGGCATAGAACTAAACGAAAAAGTAAACAACAAATGCGCCACCCAAGTAGGGAAAGTTAGAGCGCAACAATTAGCACAAGGTAAAGCCGTAACGGTCGAAACGATTAAAAGAATGTTTAGTTATTTATCACGTGCAGAGGAGTATTACGATGAAGGAGATAACGAAGCCTGTGGTACTATATCTTATTTGTTATGGGGTGGTAAAGCAGGACTAAGATGGGCAGGTTCTAAACTAAGAGAGCTTGACCTATTAGAAGCATCATTAAAAGAACCGTGCCAAGCAGGATATGAAATGATAGGGTTTAAAATGAAAAACGGAAGAAGAGTACCTAACTGCGTACCAATCAAATAATGGGAAAAAACACAGCATATAGGGTACACGTAGAAGATGTTGAGCAGTCAGTTGTAGATAACGTCAATATAGAAGATGGTGCAATGTTACGCACAGACGACTATCTGTATATGGGACATAACAGTGAAAACGTTATAGTTTACCCACAAACAGGAGGTTTAAATTTAGGATGGTCAAGATATAATGACACTTTTTACACAGGTGCGGGAGATTCTACTAAATTACTTTTATCAGATGGTGTTGAGGTTACACTTCCTAATAATGCAGGTAGTGTTGTAAGAAGCCACCCAAGTATAGACTTTTACGATTCATCAAGTAACAAGTTTGTAGGATTAAATGAAAATGACGTTTATATGGCTACGGTTGTATTTAAAAAAAGTGCTGCTAATGCAAACCAAACTCATTTAGATTTTAAACTTACTGGTGCTGACGATTACGATAGAATCAATATGGCATTAGGTTTTTACAAAGGAAATGACGAAACACAAAACCAACACATTATGTTTCAATACTATTTAGATGCAAACGCATTATCTAATGGACTTACACCAAAAATACAAGCGGACGGTGGTAGTGCAAAAGTTTGGGATATTATATTTTTTATACAAAGAACACAAAACGCAGGATGAGAAATAGAAACGTAAAACCACCAGTACCGAATGATGACCGTAGGGGTTGCCTATGTTGGGAGACTAATACCTATTCAAGAGATTGTTGCGATGGAGATGACCACAGAGCGCAGGGAATAGGAAACATTACAGGAACGGAGTAAAAATATAACAACCTAATAAAAAAGTTATTGTATTAATATAAATATTATTTATGAAAGCAACAGATATGTTAAACAAAGTAAAAGAACTTGTTGGAG